AAACTCTTACCTGCCCTGATTTCAAATCTTTAATTCTTTTTACTGTGTCCCTGATAAACTCTAATGTCTCAGGCTGTACTTTGTCAGCTGCTTGTCCAGTTAAAGTCCTTATGTAAGAATCTATAGGGTTAGTCAGAAAACGACTATCAATAGTTTTAAAAGTTGCCGTAGACAAGGCCCTGTTTATTTCGTCCAAGCCCTGACCGTACTGTTTTCTTAAGACTTCTACACCCTCGTCAATTAACATACTGAACGCACTGCCCATGTTGTAGGCGTCGTTGGCCATTCCACTGGCGTTCTTGTTTATCAAATCATTTAAAGAGTCAACTAGAGCGTTATTAACGGCTTCGATGTTAGAAGCCATTTTTTCTCTTGAAATCAAACCTACAGACGCAATCCTCTCTCTGAAGCTGTCAAGACCTGACTTAAATACCTGAGAAGGAAGCAGTGTTGCTCCCTTAGCCTGCAATAGTTTCTGAGTAGCAGCCAAAGACTCTGCAGAACCGGCAGGCAAAACAAGGTCAAGTGCTTCTTGAGCAGTTTCTTCGATAGATTTTCCATTACGCATACGCAAGGCGTACCATGCAGGCTTGAGTTTAGTCAGGATGCCCATAGTAGCTACGTCTATACCAACAGACCACAAGGCTGCTTCTATGCCCTCTTTGTAGGCTTCTACAGTAGTTGACCCCTTAAGCTGCTCAGACTGTGCAGTACCGTATAAAGTGCCTCCTGCACCTCCTATGACACTTCCAACAACGGCTCCCGGAGGGCCTGCTACCATACCACCAGCGATGGCTCCTCCTGTTGCTCCCGCAATGCTAAAAGGAAGATCCAAGTTCTCTTCTAAGAAGCTAAGCTCTGGTGCAGGAGGTGGAACAGTGTCGTCGTCAGTTTCTTCTTCTTCAGGAACAGCAGACTTCCCTGTGTACAGTTCCATCTGAGCTTGGAAACCACTTTGGCTTGGCTCTGAAAGCTTCTGCATTGTCTCTTCAAAAGTACTCATTATTGATACGCCTTCATAATTTGATCGTAAGTGTACGTTCCGTTTTTAACAGCTTCCATTGCGTCTGCCCTGTCTGCTGCAGGCAAACCAAAGAAGTCAGACTCTATCACAAGACCCTTAGCACGTCTGTAGTCATCGTAAGTAGGAGACTGAGCCATTGTAATTGAGTTCTGTAGTTCTCGCTCTGCGTCCTGCAACAGCACACTCAGACGACCAATGTTGACTTGGTTGTTGTCTACGTAGTCCATAATACTCTGGATAGCGTAGTTTCTCTCGCCGTCCGAAATAGCACCAGCAAAGCCTTGAAGACGTCGCATAACTGCTTCTGACAAGATACCGGCCAGTCGGCCTTGAGACTGAGGTATTTCTTCTGAGCCAATAAAACGAAGAAGTGCTTTAGACATCTGCCGTGGGACGCCTCCGGTTCTGACTTCTTCAGTAGCCAAAAGACTAATCGCTTCCTGAAGAAGACCTGAGGTTTGCTGAAGCTCGTTCACTCTAAGAGACGCCTCTACTCTGTGACCAGCGTAGTCTGTCTCTAGCTTTTCTCGTCTAGCCATTTCAGGTTTGTCGGTTTGTGCCCTAAAGTCTTTTTGATCGGTACGCTCCAAATTCTGTCCAGTAAAAGGTTTACTTCCGGGGTCAGGTGTAATTGGCCCTCTTCGTGTTGATCCGTCCTTCATTACCATTTCTACTTGAGTATAAGTATCTCCGGTAACTGGGTCCCTAAAGTACAATACAATACTTCTTTGAACATTAGGGTCTTTACCGCCAGTCTTAAACTCATCAAAGATTTCTCTGGCTCGTGTCGGAGTAACACCTTCCATTTGAGCAGCACCGATGAAGTAATCGTTTACGTCCTTAGGGTTTTCAAAGTCAAAATTAGGGCTAGACAGCACTTGCTGCAAAAGACCTTCTTGAGTTTGTGTCTCCTGTTCACGCATAAGCTTTCGGATGTTACCAACTTGAGCTTCAGTACCGCCTAAAGAAGTAATGTCCTGAAGCAGTTCGGTAGGATCATCTCCTGATCTAGCCATTTGTGACGCTACGTCCACGGCACTAGCAAGCTCACCCTTTCTCTTGGTGTCCTTTATTTTAGTAGCCGTAGCCGACACTGCTGAAGCAGCCTGATTTCGGCCCATAGCCCTAAGCTGCTGAGCAATGTTAAACAGAGTTACGTCGTTGTTGTTTTTCTGAGCTTCGGAAGCTTGCGCCATGAGAGAGTTAAACTCGTCGTTGGCTTTCTTGGCCCTGTACTGACCGCCTATGCCTGCAAGGGATTCTCCAACTTGGAACATGCCTCGACCAAAGTCGGGCCTTGTCAGCCCACTTAATACTTCACTTGAAATCCTAGCCATTTTAAAACCCCTTAAAGACTAAATAGGCTTCTTGAGCCGCCGCTAACAAGACCACCGCCTAAATCTCCTAGCAAGCCTGCTTGTCCTATAGAAGAAGACAATAGAGCATTGATAGCAGATGCGTAGCTTTCGCCGTAAGTTTGCGCCTGTTCAGACAGTGCTTGTCGGTTTCGTTCAGAAGCAGTCATACCGGGCTCCAGTGCGGCCAAAAGCTGTCCCTGAGGCAAGTAAGAAGCCTCAAGAAGACTTGCAGCTGCCTGACGCTCTCTGTCTTGTTCATTCCTTGCAAACTCCATAGCCGCTATAGCGTCTCTAGCCTGTTGCTCTTGCTGTGCTTGCGCTAAAGCCAGCTGCTCTGAAGTACCTCCAAACATCGCTGTACGGGTCCCTAAGCGTCCTTGAGCGGCTAAACGCTCTTCTAAGGCTAAACGCTCTCTTTCTCTCTCAGGAGCCCTCAGCTGCTGCAGACGTTCTAAAACAGCAGTCTCACGGTCTGCAATAGGGTCTTGAGCAGACGTAAACATTGTCGTAGCTCCCGACAGAAGGTTTTTACGTAAAGCTTCTTCCTCAGGAGACAACGAAACGCCATAAGTAAACTGGCCTGTTTCAGGATCTTGAGTCATTCCGAACTGACTGCCAGTAGCTGTCGTTACTGTGTAAGGCTGAAACTCCAGCATTCCAGAAAGCGCAGGAGCTAAGCCTTCGACAAACTCGCCTGTGTCAGGGTCTGTGTATCCGGGGCCAAAGCGTTCAAAAGCTTCTTGTCCGGTTTGGCCTAGCCTATCATAAGCCTCTTTTATGAGACCAGCCCCAGCCCCTATACCTAGGATTTCTGCAATAAAATCTTCCATTCTTAACTCCTAAAGAAGCTTTCCTAATAAAGCCATTACGTTAATCTCCTGTAGAGACAAAGCAAAACCGTCGATGTCTGCTTCCATGCCTACTGTAACACTTGTGCCGTAACCCGTAGCGTTTACGTTTCTTCTGCTGGTTACGTTGTCGCCTATTGTGTACTCAGCTGTGCTGTTAAATTCACTGACGCCGAACTCACCGCTGATACCACCACCAGTAAGCGGCAGTCTTTCTGTGCTAAACGATGTACTAAAATCATAAGCCCACTTAAGAAATACATTAGAAGCATTTGAACTAACAATAGTTGGTCTGATTTTCTTAAGTAGTTTTATTCTAGCGGCGTCACCAAAAGTAAGTCCGGGACCGTAGTACTTAAACCGGTACTTTGCGTTGTTATCTTTATAACCTTTGTATTCACTTATGCCGTTGGTAGTTCCAATGTACAAAGTACCGTCGTCTAGCCGACCAAAAGAACTAAATCCTGTACCAACCCAACGAGTAACACGGTAAGCGCCGTTTTCTAACTGACCTTTAACGTCAAAACAATAGATTACGTCCTGACCGACAAACGACAACAAATAAAAGTTTTCTTCTGGGCTGTAGACAGACCTAAAAAATTCTTCTTCGTTCTGTAACGTAATAATAATGTCTTTAGTAATGTTTGCAGACAGTGAAGAAATAGGCGCTGACTTTTCTTGTATGGTTCGACCAATGCTCTTCAGTCCTGTTTGGGACAAAAAGAGAACGTCTGTACCTGTGTTCTGTACAGTATCCCTGTCGACACAACCTACATTTGATATAGTGTCAAGAAGAGACATCTCCGCTGGTCGGTCTGCGTTTTGATAAATTACAATACTACGTTTTCCAAAGATTACTAGGAAGCCGTTGTGGGCCGCTAGAGCAACGATTTCGTCATACCCGTCAGGCCAGACCTTAGATATATCAATAGAGCCTGAGGTGCCTCCAGACCAGTCATGGCCTATCAGCAGGTCAGACCAATAAACTGTAGACTTGTCAGTACTAAAGTCAGCAGTCCACAGACGACCATAACCAGCGATTACTTCGTTACCGTACATTGCGCTGGTAACACCTGCAGCGCCAGTGACAGTACTGAGTTTTACTACAGACCCTCCAGTGTTGTCGTACACCAGAGGTTCATGTGCTCTTTGGAAAAAGTATATTTTGTCGTTAAAGTTCACCATCTTCCAGTTGTCAGCACTGATGGTGTAACTGCCGGGAGTTTCGTCTACAAGAGTAGTTGTCCCGCTCATTATTTTGTTGTTGCCTACAGAGAAAACTTTTTTGTTTCCTGCGTCGTCCTTGAACTCTTTTATAGCACGTATAGCTTTGTCTGTGCCTAAAACAGTTTTGTTAGTGGTGATTACGTCGTGACCTTTACGAGCAGCCACACGTCCCCGCTTGTCAATAACAGCGTTATCTGCTATTTCAGCAAACGAAGGGTCTTGAGCAATCGGAGAGTCTTCGGTGTTTATACCTTTAAAACCCGGAGCTACAAGATTGATGCTTTTGAGTTGACTCGCCATATTTATACCGTATGGAATACCATTTCTTCAGGATGTTTAGCAGCGTCTAAAGCTACGGCATCTGCTAGTGTTTTGTTAGCAATCTCAAAGTACTCCGACACCGACGTGCCTCCGGTCTCTCCACGCTCACGAGCAAGCAAAGCCAAGGCCATGTTAATGACAGGCTTAGAAGGAACTAACAATACGTCAGCGTTGTCGCTTAGGTCTGCTTGTCTTTTTACAACATCAAAACGCAAGTTGTACACACCGTCTGGTGTAGGCCCTACAAGAACCTGAGTGTCACCGCTGGCGTCTAGACCGTTAAAGGTGTAGTACTTTGGTGCACCTTCGACATCTTCTGCTATGTACAGAGCGTTATTAAACCAGTCCTTAGTTTGATATTCCATGAAGCAGTTCTGTGTGTCGTTTATTACGGACATAACCTTTACACTGTCTCCGCCACCAGTCAAAGAATAAGTGTTGTCTGAGGCTGTAGTGGAGATAGAAATTGTTGCACGTAAGGCAGACCAGTCTGCAGTCTCTTCTACAATTTGTTTTGCGTCGTTGATGTAGTCACTAACCATAGTTGAGTAAGTTGTTTCTGAAACAGTAGTCACTGTCTCTTCTCGCATCCTACGCAATATGTTGTTCATTAAGTTCAAGTAAGTCATTTACAATTCCTTAGTAATCAGGAGAAAAGACTGTCTTTCATTTCTTTTTTGACAAAGTTGTCCAAAACAGTAATCGCTTTTACGGGCGATCTGTACTGTACAGCCACAAAGGGCTGACGTTGGTAGTCAGGCAAAGGTGCAAAAAGCCCGGCGCCACCACCGCCTCCGCCACCTCCACCGCCGCCGCCGGAGGGTGTTGTAGGGCTTTCCGGATTAGGGGTAGTTTCAGGCGTAACACAATTACCGTTTGCGTCTTCAACAGTTCCTTCAGGACACACACATTCGTCCGTGCCGTCCGAACTCATAACTTTACCGCTACCCTGTCCTTCACAAGGGTCAGGAGTAAGAGTACCACATTGGTCCAAACTACTAACCGTTTGTCCAGCCTTTGGAGTTCCTTCAGGACATTCTATGGTTGTGACAGGAGTGCCACAATCGTCCAAACTACTAACCGTTTGTCCAGCCTTTGGAGTTCCTTCAGGACATTGTATGGTTGTGACGGAAGTACCGCAGTCTTCTAAGGTTTTAGCCATAGTCCCATCAGGACATTCAACTAGAGTTGAAGAAGTACCACAGTCTTCTAAAGTCTTAGCCATAGTCCCATCAGGACATTTAACTAGAGTTGAAGAAGTACCACAGTCTTCTAAGGTATCAGCCATAGTCCCATCAGGACATTCAACTAGAGTTGAAGAAGTACCACAGTCTTCTAAGGTAG